ACAAAAAGAAAACGATATTAAATTTCTGTATAATCTTCTTGATTCACTTGACAAGATAGGATATGTTTTGTTATTCTTTTAATTAGTAAGCTAATACTCAACTAATTGAGATTTACAGCTTGACCGAAAGGTTGGGCTTTTTTTATGGATTTATGACAAACATAAGATCAGAAATATTAACCAGACAACAGGCGGCTTTTGATTATCTCTCAACTAAACGGACTCTTTGGGATGATGTTGAAAAGTTATTCCATAACCAACTCCAAGACTCAATTTCTCTTAAAGGCAACTCCAGGGTCTTTGATCCAAGACTTACCACACTAACACTGGAGCGTGGTTATCGGGTAATGGCGCAAATGCAGACAGGTAAAGTAAAGGCTATCTCAACTAATGATATAGGCACAGACAAGTTAATGAATTTAATTCTTGATAAGTATGTTATTCCAAACGCCAAGGCGCAATTTAATTTGCTTACAAAGTTTAGGATGGTAGATATCTACTCTAATTTATATGGTAACTTCTTTTCTTTAATTGATTGGGATGTCAAGAAGAATGGTTACATTGGTCCAGACTTATGGTTACTTAATATTAGAGATGTCTTTCCACAGGTCGGGGCAGTATCGATAGAAGACAGCGACTACATCATTGTCAGAACGTGGAGGCCGCTATCTTATTTTGAGAACCTTAAGAAACAAAACGGATTTAAGAATATAGACAAGATAATTACTAAACTAAAAGACAAGACTGGTAGCAAGGATACCAGAGATAATGAAAGTAAGTCAAAAAGAGAAGAAGATCAGTATCCAAATGAGTCGCCAGCTCAATACAAGGGCTATTTTGAAGTCTTAACACAATATGAGGGTGATAGATGGGTAGATTTCTGCACCGATGCAGAGTTAGAGTTTAGAGATCAGAACAACCCACACGATAACGGAGAACTTCCGATAGTTTGTAAGTATTCCATTCCACTTTTAGACGATTTTATGGGCATGGGTGATTTTGAGAGAGGTAAATCAATGCAAATGGTTGTCAATTCCAACTGGAACTTATACACAAAGGCTTGCGAAATGTCTATTTTCCCTCCGGTGATTGTAAACAAAGACAATATCGCTTCAGAAAGTTCGTTCCAATATATTCCGGCGGCTAAATGGTTGGGCAGGGGACAAATTAACAATGTTGCTCTGCCGATGAATTTAAATCCGCAAGGAATAGCTACTTTTAACACTACACAAGCGGCGGCAGTTGGTTCGCTTCTTAATATATTTGGCACAACCGACACCAGTGTTAATCAAAACCAAGATCAAGCCTTCGGGAAAACACCACAGGCATTAAAAATGCAATATAACAGAGAAAGTACAAGGGATAATGCCGATAGATTTTATATGGAAATGTTTGTCAAGGATGTAATGAAGAAAATGGTTAACTTGATTTCCAAAAAGCAGAGTAAGGCAATTACTATTAGACTATTTGGAGATGAGATTGATCAACTTAAAAGAAGTTATCCGGAAATTCAAGAGTTATATGACGACACTACAGGCAAACTTAATATTAACAAAAGTAAAACAGGTTCAGTATTATATGATTATGAAATAGTTTCCGGTTCAACTTACGCGGCTGATAAACAGTCTCAACAGGAGAATTTGCAGATGTTACTTCAAATATTTATGAAAGCACAAACTCCACAAGGCAACTGGTTGGTTGAAATGCTTAAACAAAATGGTTACAACTTTAAATTTGGGGAATTCTTTAAGAGGATAGTTTCAGAGACGGGTATTCAGGATTGGGACAAGATGCTGGAAGAACAGACAGAAGAAGAAAAAGTTAATGCGGTTATGTCTCAGAAGTCGGTACAACTTCAACAGATGATTGCTCAAATGCAGGCAGAGGGTGGAAATATGAATCAAGTCCCTTCGCAACCTGGAGCATTAACTGCGCAACCACCACAAGCAGAACCGCAGGCAATGCCACAAGTTCAAGGTGTGCCGGGAATGGAGGCGCCACTTGGATAGTTCAGCTTTAAAACCAAATGTCTTTATTAACAGTATGTCTTCGTTTGTAAAACAAAAAGAGGCAGAGAAAAAGGGGGCAACTACTGAAGAGATACAGTTGGCGACAATGTCAGAGTCGGCAGGATGGAAAATACTGCAAGAGTTCATTGATAGAGTAGAGGAAGATTTAGACGCCTTTAACTTAAAAGCGATTGAGAATGGCAGTCCACTTGAGCAGTTGGGGTTAAATGCAATAGTAGTTGCCACTACTAAAGAAATTATTAGAAAGATTATTAACAAAGTAGCGGATGCCGCTGAATCTGTAAATGGAAAATGAAGAAAACAAAGAAGAACAACCAATTGAAGAAATACTTGACTTTAATAAACCAGACTTTACATTTGTTCCGAAAGAAATTCACGAATGGCGGCAAAAAGGATATTACATTGTTTGTATGTCATGTGAACTTCAACATGCAGCTTTTATTGGCCCAGATAAAATCATGGTTGGGGTTGATGAAAAAGGACAACCGATCCTTAAAAAAAGAAAAGAGTTGGGGATGGCATAAATAGTTTAAGCCCGTGGGTAAGTCGACTTACTCTCGGGCTCAAGCAATTTATGCTTGGGTAACATCGCACTACCTTACAGGTGTGTATTGAAAGGAGGCCATCATGACCGATGACCAAAATATGGCGTTAAATGAAGCAGCTGGAGCAGAACCCAGCATTGACTCTACGCCGGAGCCAGAAACAAAAACGACTGAGGAAGTCTTAGAAACTCCAGTTGAGACCGAATCGACGGAAGAGGTTAAGACCGAAGAAGAAAAGACAGAAACAGAGGAAAGTTCCAAAAAAGGAGCTAACCAAAGGATTAGGGAGCTTAATGAAAAAGCGAAAGCGGCGGAAGCCAGAGCTCAATCATTGGCAGATAGACTTGCGGAAATCACGGGTTCAGTAGAACTTGCTGGTTTTAACCAGCCATATGTCTCGCAAGTTCAACCGGGAGCTGAGATAAGTCCTGAACAATACGAACAAGATGTTACCCGCAAAGCGGACAGTCTTGTCACATTGAGACTTAAACAGCAAGAGGTTACAAATAGAATAAACAATGAAGCTAACGATTCTATTAGGAAATACCCACAACTTGATCCAGAGAGTAACTCTTTTGACAAAGAACTTTCCGATAGTATTACCGAGGCCACCGAGGGGTATGTAAACAAAAACCCATATGGAGCAAAAGTTAGCCAATTTGTTGACAAGCTAATGAAACCCTATCAACGGGCGGTAGACAAGGAAGTTGGTAAAGTGACCGAGAATATAGCCAAGCAAGTATCGCAAACTGCTCTAAGACCAACTTCGGTACGACAAGTAGAGAAAAAAACTGAGGATATGACTGTCGCTGAATTAGAAGCTGAACTAGGCATTGTCCCCAGTTAAGACTTGGCATTTGCAAATTTGCTAAGAAGGAAGGTGAAAATTTAATATGGCAACAGACAATACAACCTCAACATTGTCGCCAGCAGTGGCGACTTACTACGAGAAAGTTTTTCTTGAGAGGTCTAAGTATGAATTGATTTTGAAAGAGGGAGGTCAAGTAAGAACTCATCCGGCAAATGAAGGTAAGACTGTAAATTTTACATATCTTAACCCGTCGGACATTGACGCTACGGCATTAACCGAGTCTTGCAATCCTCCGGCTTGTATCATTACTGCTTCCACGGTTGCAATGACTTTGGCAGAGTATGGTAAAACATTCAGGAGCTCAAAGTTTCTTACTTTAGTTTCTATTGATTCCAAGCAAAAAGAGATGATCTCTGTTACTGGACAATCAATGGGAGAAACTCTTAACCGAGTGGTAAGAACAGAACTTAGGAATGGTACAGCTTTCAGACCAAATTCTCATACGGTAGCGACTGAAGCGGCAGGAGATATTCTTTCTGCTTCGGCAATCAGGGAAATGGTTAAAACCCTTGAACTTGCAAAAGCCATGACCTATGCAGATGGTTTGCTCATTGGCAAGACCAATCCTTATTCCAAATATAATCTTTTAGGCGATTCTACTTGGATTAACGCTAAGACATATTCTGATGTCAAGGACTTATATAGGGGAGAAATGGGAGAACTTTATCAGGTGAGATGGTTGAACAATAAAGATGAGTCCGCAGTCTGTGAAGCTACCTCAACAGCAGCTTCTACAGTAGCTGTCTACTACACTTATGTTCATGGAGATAACTCGTTCGGGGTCTATGACCTTGAGGGAGATCA